TTAAAAACACCTTGAAAACAACTAATAAAGTTGTTATGTCCCATAATAGCACCAAGACAAGCAATAAGTGCGGTTACTAGTATAGTACTAATAACAAAAAAAGCAAACGGGAGCACTACTGTCAGTAGAGCCTTCCCAATAAATGTAAGTAGTTTCATAGTCAAAATAATAAATCCGGTAATACTGTTAGGTATAATACCATAGAGTATAATATAAATTAAAATAGGCCTTTCACCTATTAGTAGCCAATAGCTGACTATACTGCATTACTTCATCAGCACTTATGCTATGCTTTACTCCCATCTGCACTCAGTAGTACACCATACATTGTCAGTAAGTGGATTATAAGCCCACTCAGATAAAAGAGGTTATACCTATCTCCCTCTATATGTAGTACTACTGCTCACCCTTTGGAAGTGAGTTGTGGTGCATTAAAGTAAAGGGAGCCTAAGCCCCCTATTATTAAGAAAAGAGGTTTACTTTATATAATACATCATTGTCTTTAAAGACTACCCAATATGTACCATCATCGTTAACTCTTGTTTGTCCTACAAACTTAGGATTAACTAAACTCACATATTGAGTAATAGTAATCTCTTGTGATTCATCTAATATGTTTTCCATAGTTCTTTTTATTGTTAATCAATCACTTAGCCATATAATGGCCCACTTGTCCCCATCTAATCCCACTTCTTACCACTTTGTCACACCTATAGTTTTAGTGTGGAGTGTTCTTGTCACATCCACTCTCTCACCCTCATAATGATAAATTTTTTTAGTAAAGTCTCACGATTTCCCGTGTTAAGACCAAAACTACTAAAGTAATTCATAATTATGTAACAAGCTCATGGAGCTGCCATGATTTAATCCCTAGACAATTAGGAACTTGTATAGATAGTGCTTATGCCTGTAACCCAATTGGGCACTCCTTATTCAGGAGTACACCAATACAGGCTTGTTTGCTCACCATCCTGGTTCACAATAGGATCACCAATGAGTTTGTAAGGGAGTTTATCCCCTACTTTCATTTCACCTATCTCTTGATCACCCACAGCGATGACCCCAAATTTAAGGTCTGCTACTTGGATGCGTGACTCAATCTTCTTTCCATTAGGTAAGGTCACAGTCTTAGTTCCCAATGTTTCTGTTGTGCAAATAATTGCTTTGTCGGTTTTCTTATAAAAGTACATCATGTTGGTAGTTCACGGGGGTTAGTCCCCGCTAAAAGTAAGGAGGGGAGTTGATAGCTTATACACCTTTCCTCTCTCACCCATAAAACAATTACCATAACCACGGGGGGTATTTGAGTGAAGCCCATGTACGGGGGGTATATTTTTTTGTATATTTGTTTTATGTATATAGATTTTTTAAAAGAGTATGAGCTTATACAGGGATTGCTTAAGAGGTTACCCAGGGTAGATCCTCATGACACCCTTGTTATTAATGTGTCCCCGGACTATTCTTCTATGGTGTCTATGCAGATAGCACACCATCTCTCTGAAGAAGGAAGGATGTTAGATATGTTTCATTTGGATGTCCCGTATCCTGGTGAGAGTAAAGATAATTATCAATATGAGTTTAAGAGGAGTGGACAGATTATTCCTTATAGGTATCATAAGGTTATCTTAGTGGAGGCTGCAGTGCTTTCCGGGAATAACTATACTTGGATAAAAGAAATGCTTTTAGATATGGGGTATGAGAATGATGATATTATTACCGTTGCTCTTATAGAGATGAATAGTAGTGTATTTAAATGTGATTATGTACAAGCTTATACAGATACTATTCCTGAGTTTTATTGGGAGAGATATAATAAGCATTGGGATTAATTGTTAGTAACTTGTTAGTCTAGATAAATATATAATGTGTAAACTTGTACATTATGCCAGAGAATGAGGAAGTTACAAAGCCACTCACTTGTATTAGGTGCGGTAAACCAATGCACCCTGAAGAACCCTGTGATTGTAATGAGCTGGTATATGTGTACTGGGAAATGTAAATAATAAACCAATGGAAGATAATAAAGAAGTGCTCACACCTGAAGAGGTAAAAGAGCGTAAAGAAAAACTGACTCAGTATTACACTGAGCAGGTAGAGTTTTTAACTGTACAGTTAGAGTATGAAACATTAGTTACCCAGATTGAGGAACAAAGAGCCAAGCGCTTGCAGTACCAAGTTATGGTTGCTAATATGCTAGCTGAAGAACCGGAGGAGGAAGAGGTGGAAGAAAAACCAAGAGGTCTTAAGAGGTCATGATTGTAAATCAAGTTAGTAAGAAGGTAAAGATGGATAAGGGGGATATTGTAAAGTATCAGCTCCTCACCCATTGCTACCTTGAGAAAATCAATGTTAGTAACTCTGACTTGGATTGTCTTACTATGCTTGCATTTAATGAAGAGGTGGAACTCACAGAATTTTGTAACAATGCATCAGATGAGGGGATATTTAAAACCCCTCAGTCTGTGCGTAATGCTGTTATTAAATTTGAGAGGAAGGGTATGATTGAAAAGAATGGTAAGGGTAGGAAGATGATTAAGTTAGCTCCGGCACTTAATGTACAAGCTAAGGGTAATGTTTTTCTGGATTATAAATTTTTAAGTATTGAACCCCAAGAAGTATAAAGATATCTTAAAGGAAACATCTATAGAGTTAGAGATGGAACAGAAGGTTATTAAAGCAGTGACAGACTTTTACTGGGATAAGGCCAGAAAGTCTCTCTCTTCTTTAGAGGATCCTCATGTGTTTATAGATGGTCTTGGTACTTTTAATATTAAGTGGGATATACTTCAAACTAATATCCGGAGGTATTCTGAGTATCTACATAACCGGGAGAACTTAGTATTTTCTAGGTATCATGTATATAAGAATACAGTGGATAAGCTAGAGAAGATGCAAGCACTAGAAATCAAAATGAAAGAAGAGTATGAAAAAAAGAAAGATCATAGAAAAAATAAAAAACAACAAAGTGACAAGACTTTGGAATAATTATCCTTTGATACTTGAAGGTATTAGGAATTATTTGTTTACTACTGACAGTATAGAGCAGATTGCTCTAGAGCGTTACACTATTTGTCAAGCCTGCCCTAAGTTAGATTTAGTGGGCACGGATTGTTTAGTATCCGGCACACAACCATGTTGTTCTGAGTGTGGGTGCTCGTTAAAATTTAAAACCAGGAGTTTGTCTTCCTCATGTCCTTTAGGTAAGTGGGATTCATTTATGTCTCCAGAAGAAGAGGATCAATTATTAGCTAAGTTATGAGTGTAATATTTAAATCCCAAAACCACAAGTATGAGTCTATAGATTCATCGGAGATAATTGACTGGACTTCAGTGACTTCGTTTATATCTAAGTATAAGAAACCATTTGATGCACCTACTGTAGCTGAGAAATCCTCTAAGTCTAAGAAGTCTAAGTGGTATGGTATGTCTGTACAGGATATCTTACAAGCTTGGGAGAATGAATCTAATAGAGCTATTGATCAGGGTAACTGGTATCACAATCAACGTGAGGCTGACCTCCTTGAATTGAATACTATTGAAAGACATGGTTGTATCCTCCCTATCATAAGACCTCTTATCACTGATGATGTAAAGTATGCCCCGCCACAGAAGTTAGAAGAGGGTATGTACCCGGAGCATTTTGTATACTTGAAGTCTGCCGGTATATGTGGTCAATCAGATTTAGTTGAGGTAGCAAAAGGTGCAGTTAACATAACAGACTACAAGACTAATAAAGAGATTAAGAAAGAATCCTATGTAAATTGGGAGGGTATATCACAGAAGATGCTAGCACCGGTTACTCACTTAGATGATTGTAACTTTTGGCATTATGCTTTACAACTGTCTACATATATGTATATTATATTAAAGCATAACCCTAAACTTAAAGCCGGTAAGATAACTATTCACCACGTATTGTTCTATACAGATGGTACAGATAAGTTTGGAAACCCTATTACTAAGTTAGATGATCAAGGAGAACCTTTAGTTAAAAAGATTGTACCTTATGATCTTCCATACCTTAAGTCTGAGGTTATAAACTTAATCAAACACAAACAAGATGCTAATTAAACTATTTGATATAGTAAATAATAAAGTTGTACCTACGGAGCATTGTTATACAATATCTTCTCTGAATGATATAATGACGGAATACCCGGAGGATTATTTAAAAGTATATACCTACCTGTTTTATATGACTTGCCCTAATCCTGACCTTAACCCTTTCTTTAATGTTCCTGAACATGAAAAGGAAGAGATTATTATGTCTGAGATTGATATGGATATTTCCACCGAAGATGATTTTATTATCCGGGGTATGAATACTTGTAAGAAGTTATATGAGACTCCCACGTATAGAACATATGTGGGTATCAAGTCTATGTTAGATAGATTGGCACATTATATGGAGACAACAGAGATCCAGGGTGGTAGAGATGGTAACATTACAGCTTTAGTAAATGCAGCTGCAAAGTTTGACCAGATCAGACAATCATTTAAAGGGGCGTATAAAGATTTGGCTGAAGAACAGCAAAGTCAGGTAAGAGGAAATATAGGATTAGCATACGATCAATAATTATGGAACATAGCTTATATGGATGGTTGTTTACATACAACACCTACACAAAACAATGGAGTGCTTTTAAGTCAGAAGATAAAGAAGCATATTTTAATAATGTTAAAGAATGTAACTCTAGGATTTCAGCTAAGACGATAGATACATTACTTTATATGATTATTAAATATAATGGATGTCCTGAAGATCTATTAGATGAGTGAGATTATACAAATCCCTACTTGGGATAATGGTGAGTGGACAGTTACTACCTTCTCCTCTAATATAGAGTGGAGGCAGTACCTGCTTACATTATTTAAAGAGCCGGGACAGTATGATTTCAATGAGGCAGCATTATTATTTAATAAGGAAGCTAGAACTTTTAATAAACTAGGTTTCTATACAGTAGCCCCATTTAAATCCAAAGACTATATCTACTACTGGGATGACCAGAAAAAGAAATGTAGGAGTGGGGTATTATACAAGGATAAAAAGAATGTCTGGTACTTAACTAGGGATTATTATATGTGGCTTAACTTTCTCCCTATCTATGATAAGGAAGAGAAGAAGTTTGGATTTGCTAAAGTCCGGGATGCTCAGTACCACATGGCTCTGTACGAGATATTGGCTGAACTATATTACAAGCATGTTGCCATCTTAAAGAAACGTCAGATTGCATCATCATACTTTCATGCCGGTAAGTTAATTAATTCATTATGGTTTGAAGAGGGTGTAACTTTAAAAATAGGTGCTTCGCTTAAGGATTACATAAATGATAAGGGTACATGGAAATTCTTAGATGAATATGCATCTTTCCTAAATGAGCATACTGCTTGGTATAGACCTATGAATCCAGATAAGGTAATGCTATGGCAGCAAAAGATTGAGGTAAGAAAAGGTAATAAGAAAACTGAGGTAGGATTGAAAGGTACTATACAAGGTATGTCTTTTGAGAAATCAGCAACAGCTGGTGTGGGTGGTCCTTGTCAGTATTTCTTCCATGAGGAAGCAGGTATTGCTCCTAAGATGGGGGAGACATATGAATATTTACGTCCTGCATTACAATCTGGTATGATAACTACCGGGGTATTTATTGCAGCAGGATCTGTGGGTGACTTGGATCAATGTGAACCATTGAAGAATTTAATCATGAATCCTGAAGCTAATGACATCTTTGCAATAGAAACTAATCTACTAGATGGCAAAGGAAGTATAGGTACGGCAGGATTATTTATTCCTGAGCAATGGTCAATGATGCCATTTGTAGATGAGTATGGTAACTCACAGGTAGAAGAAGCATTAGAGGCTATTAAGGAAGAAAGAATTAAATGGAAGAAAGAGATTGAGCCGGACAAATATCAGTTACGTATCTCTCAGAAACCTACAAACATTGAAGAGGCATTTGCATTTAGAAGGGAATCTGTATTTGCAGTACACTTACTTGCTGCACAGTTAAGAAGGATTGAGGATAAAGAATATCCATATGAGTTGTTAGAGTTGTATAGAGATGAGCATAGTAACTTAACTGTAAAAGAATCTAACAAGCTACCTATCAATGAGTTCCCAATCTCTAAAAAGACGGAAGACAAGAGTGGATGTTTAGTAGTATGGGAAAGACCCAAAAAAGATCCTACCTTTGGAATGTATTATGCAAGTATTGACCCGGTTTCTGAAGGAAAAACTACTACCTCTGACTCTCTTTGTTCTATTTTTGTTTATAAAGCCCCTATTGAAGTATCTAGAGAAGAGGGTGGAGAGCAGAAAACTCATATAGAGCAGGATAAGATTGTAGCTGCATGGTGTGGTCGTTTTGATGACATCAAGAAAACTCATGAAAGATTGGAGTTAATTATAGAGTGGTATAATGCTTGGACATTAGTGGAGAATAACGTATCCTTGTTTATTCAGTATATGATCTCCCAAAGAAAGCAAAGATATTTAGTAACTAAAGATCAGATATTATTTTTAAAAGATATTGGTAGTAATGCTAGCGTATATCAACAATATGGTTGGCGTAACACCGGTACATTATTTAAGGCCCACCTTATCTCTTATGCTATTGAATTTTTAAGGGAGGAAACTGACCATGATTATAAGACGGATGGCAGTGTGGTAAAGACAACTTACGGTGTATCTAGAATACCAGATCCCATGTTAATTAAAGAGATGTTAGCTTACAGAGAAGGATTAAACGTGGATAGACTTGTAGCATTTACAGCGCTAGTTGCCTTTGCTAAAATACAACAATCAAACCGTGGATATTTAAAACGTAGAGAAGTAACTCCTGAAAGTTTGGATAAGTCAAAAGATTTGTATAAATTAAAAGTAGGAGCGTTTAGACATATTGGGAAAAGTGCCTCTTCAAATGGCATGCAAAGGCCCAAACGTGCATTTAAAAATTTAAGATAATGAACTGGTACATGAGTACAACAGCGATGGAAAGTGTTACAGTGAAAGTAACATACATCTCTTATTATAGTGACGATGATGAACCTATAATAGATATGGATTTATATGAATTATTAGAACAACCTAACACAACAATTACAGACTATGCAATTATATAATGCAATGCAGCTCAAGAATGGAGCTAAAACAGAGTACAACAGAATGTCCACTCTTACTCAGCCCATTCAATTTATCCCTAGAAAGGAGAAGGATGAGGACTGGGCAGCTTGGAATTTAGACTGGCTAGAATGGCAGGGCATGAAACAATTGCGTAGAAATGCTAGAAGACTATCTAAAAATTATAAGCTTGCTAAAGGTATTATTGATCGCACAGATTATATAGTTGAAGAGGATGTTGAGTATGCTGAGTTAATTGATGTACTTACAAAAGAGGATCAGTCAGCATTAGAGTTAAAATTCTACCCTATTATCCCTAACGTAATCAATGTGTTAGTAGCAGAATTTGCTAAAAGAAATACAAAGGTTAGTTTCCGGGCAGTAGATGAGATTTCATATAATGAATTATTAGAGCAGAAAAGAGCCATGATTGAGCAAAGATTATTATCTGATGCTGAACGTAAAATGGTTATGAGTATGATTGAGCAGGGTGCTGATATGGAAGACCCTGAAATTCAGAAAGCTTTAGCTCCAGAAAATTTAAAGTCATTACCAGAGATTGAGCAATTCTTTAAGAAAGACTATAGGTCTATGCTAGAAGAATGGGCTGAACATCAGATGCGGGTAGATGATGAGAGATTTAAAATGGATGAATTAGAGGAGAGAGCTTTCCGTGATATGTTAATCACAGATAGAGAGTTCTGGCACTTTAAGATGAATGAAGATGATTATGAGGTAGAGTTATGGAACCCATTAATTACTTTCTACCATAAATCTCCAGATATCAGGTACATCTCTCAAGGTAACTGGGTAGGTAAAATTGAAATGCTTACAGTAGCAGATATCATTGATAAGTATGGTTACCTAATGACTGAAGAACAAATGCGGTCTATGGAAGCTATCTATCCTACAAGAGCTGCCGGTTATCCATTACAAGGTTATCAGAATGATGGATCATACTATGACTCCACTAAATCTCATGAGTGGAATACTAATATGCCTTCTTTACAGTACAGACAGTTTATGTCTACCTGGGAACAGAACAGTACTGCCGGTAATGATATTGTTGCTCATATCATGTCTGAATCTGAAGATTATACAGATTACCAAAACACAGATATGTTGAGGGTTGCTAATATCTATTGGAAATCACAACGTAAAGTAGGACACTTAACTAAGATTGATGAGACTGGTCAGGTTATTCAAGATGTTATAGATGAGTCATATAAGATTACTCAGAAACCTATCTATGATACCTCATTATTTAAGAATAAAAATAAAGAGAATTTACTTGCCGGTGAACATATTGATTGGATTTGGATTAATGAAGTGTGGGGTGGTGTAAAGATTGGTCCCAATTTCCCTGCATACTTTGGTATGAATAATAATGCCGGTGGCATTAACCCTATCTATATTGGTATTAATAGAGTTAAGCCGGGACGCGTACCATTCCAATTTAAAGGGGATGCTACATTGTACGGTTGTAAATTACCAGTGGAAGGATCAGTGTTCTCAGATAGAAACACTAAGTCTACATCTCTTGTAGATTTAATGAAACCATACCAGATTGGTTATAACATTGTTAACAACCAGATTGCGGATATCCTTGTAGATGAATTAGGTACAGTGATCATGTTAGATCAGAATGCTTTACCTAGACACTCATTGGGAGAAGATTGGGGAAAGAACAACTTGGCAAAAGCTTATGTTGCAATGAAGAACTTCCAGATGCTACCATTGGATACATCCATCACTAACACTGAGAATGCTCTTAACTTCCAACATTACCAAGTATTAAACTTAGAACAGACGCAACGTTTGATGTCTAGAACTCAATTAGCCAACTACTTTAAGCAGCAGGCATTTGAGGTCATAGGGATCACACCACAGCGTTTGGGAGAACAGGTGGAACAAGCTACCGCTACAGGTGTTAGAATCGCTGTATCAAATTCCTATGCACAAACAGAGACATATTTTATTAATCATTGTGATTACTTAATGCCTCGTGTGCATCAGATGCGTACAGATCTAGCTCAATTCTATCAATCAACTAAACCATCTATCAGATTGCAGTACATCACTTCAACTGATGAGAAGATTAATTTTGAGATGAATGGTACTGATTTATTGCTTAGAGATTTTAATATCTTCTGTAGTACTAAGACTAACCATAGAGCTACGTTAGAGCAATTAAAGCAATTAGCTTTAACTAACAACACTGCCGGTGCTTCTATCTATGACTTAGGTAATATCATGAAGGCTGAATCTATCTCTGAAGTTACACACATCCTTAAAGCTGCTGAAGAAAAACAAAGCTCACAACGTCAGCAAGAAATGCAGCAACAACAAGCTATGCAAGAACAAGCTTTACAAGCTAAGACTCAAGAGGCTATGATGAAGATGCAGTTTGAATCTGAAGAGAATGAGAAGAACAGACAGAATGATATTGTTATTGCTGAAATCAGGGCTGCCGGTTATGGCTCTACTGTAGATATTAATCAGAATCAGCAATCTGATTATCAAGATGCTATAAGAGATATCCGTAAGAGTGAGGAATTTCAACAGCAAATGGATCTGAAAAAAGAATCTGCTTCTACACAAAAAGCTGTTAACATGGATAAGATGGCAATAGAGCGTGAGAAGTTAGCCTCACAAAGAGAGATTGCTAATAAGCAATTAGAGATTGCACGGGTTAACAAAAATAAATACGATAAGCCAGACAACAAGAAAAAGTAATAGCGTTATATTACAACAAATAGAGCTTTAATAACAAATTTTTAAAGTTTATAAAAAGTAATATATTATATTCTTAATGTACAGTACAAATTAAAAACAAACCAACCATATGAGTGAAAACAAACCAACAGAGCAAACCACCGTACAACAAGTTGATATCAACATAGATGATATCTTCGGTGGAGCTCCTGGGGCAGATAGTATTGTACTACCTGCAGAAGAAGATAGGAAACCTAGTTTCTTTTCTACCCCCAAAACAGATTTAACGTTCTTAGACAAAGAAGATGAAAAGGATGAGGATGGAAATCTTAAACCTTCTACTCAAACTGCTAATGACTTATTAAACGAGTTAACCAATGATGTGGATGACTTAATTAATGAGGAGGAGTCACCTAAAGGTGGTAGACCTAAAGTAGATAAGAGTGGTATGGTAGAAACCTTTTCTAAACTAATTGAAGAGGGTGTATTAATTGGCTTTGAAGATGAGAAGCCAATGGATGAATACTCTCTTAAAGATTGGAAGGAACTCTTGCAAGCTAATTTTGAAGAAAAGGAGCGGGCAATTAAAGAGCAAACTCCAAAAGAGTTCTTTGAAGCACTTCCTGAAGAACTCCAGTATGCTGCACAGTATGTAGCAAACGGGGGTAATGACCTTAAAGGTCTATTCAGTGCATTAGCTCAAGTAGAAGAGGTACGTAGTTTAGATCCAACAGATGAGATGGATCAGGAACAAATTGTACGTTCATACTTGCGTGCCACTGGATTTGGCAATGATGAGGACATTGATGAGGAGATTGTAACTTGGAAAGACTTGGGTAAATTAGAGCAACAAGCTAATAAATTTAAACCAAAGTTGGACAAGATGCAAGAGTCTATTGTAGCGCAGAAAATTGCTGAACAAGAGCAAATGAAAGCACAACAAGAGCAAGCAGCTTCAGCATACATGGATAATGTATATGAGGCCCTCAAACCTTCAGAGTTAGCAGGTATCAAGTTAGATAAGAAGACACAAGCAATGTTATATGCCGGTCTTGTACAACCTAACTATCCTTCTATCTCAGGAAGAAATACAAACCTATTGGGACACTTGTTAGAGAAGCATCAATTTGTAGAACCTAACTATCCCTTAGTAGCTGAGGCACTATGGTTATTGGCTGATCCAGAAGGATATAAGTCAAAGATCATGGACCAAGGTAAAAATAAAGTAGTTGAAAACACTGTAAGGCAACTTAAAACAGAGCAGGGTAGAAAGATTTCTAGCACTGTACCTGATGATAAAGAGGATGAGCCAAAACAGCGTAAGATTCCAAGACAGACAAATATTTTTAAAAGATTTTAACAACACAAACAACACAAACAAATAAATAATTATGGCAACTCCAGTTTTAAACAATGGTATATTTCTTCGTGATACCAGCTACCAAGCTAGTTCTCACGTAGATTCATACCACCTCGTAAACATGCTGAAAAGCAGTGAACCTATGGACTTAGGTCCCGTAGACATTTGGGCTATGGCTCAAAAAGTTGAAATGCCCCTTTACCAATTCTCTAGTTTTGGTGGTAAGAACGTTATCAACGTAGACAATGCTCGTGGAGAGTACAAGTGGCAGGTTCCTGTTGCTCAAGATCTTCCTTACATCGTCACTGATATTGATTCTGAAAACGCTACCAAAGGTATTGATGGTACTAACTTCCAAATCAAATTAAACAAGCGTGTATTTGGTCATGGTGACATTATTACTTATGATAAGTATAACGGATTGGAAATGTACATCACTGCTGATGACATTCTTCCAACTGGTGATGGTTTCATCTACACTGTTCAATTAGTAAACAACAGCAATGGTGTTTCTTTGAACAACCAATACTTGGCATCTGGTACTAAAATGTTCCGTAAAGGTTCTGCTCGTGGTGAATACGGTGAGCGTTTCTCTGATATCGGACAGTATGGTGCTGGTTTCCGTGAATTCTACAACTACGTAGGTGGTGCAGAAGCTCACGTACACTATTCAATCTCTACACGTGCTGACTTGATGTTAAAAGGTGGATTGAATGCAGATGGTACTATTCCAGTAACTGAAATCTGGCGTAACTTTGACAAGACTATGGATCCTTCAATCACTAGCTTGGAGTCTATGGTAGCTACTATGGGTAAAGATGCCGTTAAGCGTGCATTTGACAATGGTAACTTGACTCGTACTTTCTTGACCACAATGGAAGCAGCTCACTTGACTAAAGTAGCTAATGACATTGAGACCTACTTAATGTGGGGACAAGGTGGTAAGATTAAGCAAGATGGTCCAGATGATATCCGCTTATCAGTGGGTCTTTGGAAGCAGTTGGATAACAGCTTTAAGCGTGTATACAACAAATCTAGCTTTAACTTAGACTTGTTCAAATCTGAAATCTACAACTTCTACTTAGGTAAAGTTGATTTCCAAGGTCCAGATCCTAAGCGTCAGTTGATTGTACAAACTGGTATGGGTGGTATGAAGTTGGTTAATGAAGCAATTAAGAAAGAAGCTATCCAATCTGGTTTAGTTATCAATGCTCAAGAAATTGGAGCAATCACTGGTAAAGGTATGGACTTGAACTTTGGATTTGCTTACACCAGCTATGTAATTCCTTTCTTGGCTAACGTTAAGTTTGTATTGAACCCTGCATTTGACAACTTACATACTAACGATATTGAAAACCCCTTGATTGATGGTTTCCCATTGAGTTCTTACAACTACATTATCTTTGATATCACAGATAACACTAACGACAACATCTACATGTTGAAATTATCTTGGGATAATCAATTGAAGTGGTTCTACCAAAATGGTACTATGGATTACATGGGACGTAGCCAAGGTTTCCAAAGCTCTGGTCAGTTCAATGGATACCGTGTATACATGAGCCAAACAATGCCTGCGATCTGGGTGAAGGACCCAACGAAAGTATTGAAAATTGTTATGCGTAACCCCATTACTGGCGGTTCTTTCTAATAACAATCATATAACCTGGTGGAGGCTCGTAACTTCCACCAGGTTCTAATTAAGTATATGATAACACTTATACTAATAGTTCTTATAGGTATTATAAATGCCTTAATGGATATAATAATGGGAAGATACAATCAAAGTATCTTCTCTTTGTTTAATCCAGATTGGTGGAATCCGCAACTTAGCTGGAAACATAAATGGGTATATCCATTACAACCTCCAGTAAAAGCTTGGTATTATTTTGGATTTTACCCTAGGTATAAAGAAAGATTTATATATAGTTCTACAATATTTGTTGGACTTACAGATGCCTGGCATTTTTTTAAAATCTTTTTTATATTTTTTATTGTATTGGGTATAGTTTGCTACACTCCAATAATTAATCCTTATATTGATTGGTTAGTATATTATATTACTTGGACTAGTGTATTTACCATTTTTTATGATTATATTTTTAATAAGAAGTAACTCATGCCTTTAGAAAGATTCATACCTAAATCACCTGATATGTTCATCAGAAACAGTCAGGATTTTGAGGTGGCTAAATTTGGTCACCTTAATACTATTGTTGAATACATCAATAATAATACAGTATTACCAGCAGGATTAAATGGGTATGTACAGTTCAATGACAATAATGCATTAGGTGGTGATCCCGGATTATTTTGGGATAATGTCAATAAAAGATTAGGGGTTGGTACAGTTACTCCTGGTGCTACTTTAGAAATTTATGGTGGTACAGAAACTTTAGGAATCAGTGGTCCTGCAAACCAAGCAAAATCTATACAAATTGCTAGATATAATAATTCTTCATTTCAAAGTCACTATATTGGTGATGATGGAGGAGCTTTCTTTGGTGCTGGTTTAACTATTTCTGCAAGTGGTAGTGGTTCACAAATTTATTTACAAGTTTCAGCAAGTGGTAGAAATGTAAACATAGGTTCAGCAGGTCAAACACTTTTACCTACAGATTTAGGTGCGAGATTAGGAATTAGAGGATCAGGAAGTACAGCAGCTACAACATCATTATTAGTACAGAATAGTGCTGGTACTGCAATGTTTAGTATTAAAGATAATTCTGTATCTTTATTTACCGGTTTTGTAACTAACTATGGTGGGGGATCTATTACCTCTAATACAGCCTTTGGTTCTAATGCTCTAGGTCTTAATACTACAGGAGCTAATAATACAGCTTTTGGTCTTTCTGCTAGTTATAATAATTCAACTGGTAGTAATAATACTGCTCTTGGTTATTTAGCCTTAGCATTAAATGCTAATTCAAACAATACAGCTATTGGGTATCGTGCTTTAACAGCAAACACAAGCGGAAGTTTGAACGTAGCGGTAGGGGTGGATGCTTTGTTAAGTAATACGACAGGTACAAGTAACGTAGCAGTAGGTTATCAAGCGTTGAATAGCAATTCAACAGCAAGTAATAGCGTAGCAATTGGCTATCAAGCATTATTTAGCAACACTACAGGCGGAAGTAACGTTGCTATTGGTCTTTTATCTATGTATGCTAATACAACAGGTACATTGAATGTTGCTGTTGGTCGTTTGTCTTTAGAAGCCAACACTATTGGTAGCAATAACGTTGCTATTGGTAGAAATGCACTTAACGATAATACTGAGGGAAATTCAAATACTGCTGTTGGTAAAGATTGCCTTCAATTCAATATAACAGGAAGTAATAATACAGCAGTTGGAGAAACTGCGTTATACCTCAACACCGCCTCCAACAACACCGCAGTAGGGTATCAAGCAGGGTTTAGTAATACGAGTGGAGAAGTTGTAGCAGTGGGTTATCAAGCACTCTATAACAACACTACAGGCTTGGGTAACACTGCTATGGGATATTGGTCTCAAAGCAATACAACTACGGGGGGCTATAATACATCGTATGGCTCTTTATCAATGAGGATAAATAGTACAGGAAGTCAAAATAGTGCTTTTGGTCAAGCAGCATTACAGAATAATCAAACGGGCGGTAATAATACTGCAATTGGTATGCAGGCATTATACAGCAATCAAACAGGTTCAAGTAATACTGCATTGGGATTTTACGCTTTACGTATTGGAACAGCAGGTAGTGCAAACGTTGCAATTGGTGAGAGTTCTTTACAAAACAACACAGCCTCAAACAATACTGCAGTAGGATATCAAGCAGGGTTGAGTAATACGAGTGGAATAAATTTAACCGCATTAGGTTATCAAGCAGGTTATAGCGGAACTACTGCCTTAGCAAATACTTTAATTGGATATGAAGCAGGTCGGCAATTGGTAACAGGTCAAGAAAACACAGCAGTGGGAGATAGTGCTTTGAGAAATGGTAATGGGACTGCAAACGTAGCAATAGGAAGGCGTGCATTGTTTGGTAATACAGGGACTCAAAATACTGCGTTAGGCCACAGAGTGATGGAAACAGGTAGTGGAGGTAATAATGTTGCTGTAGGACACGCAGTAATGCAAGCAATTACTACAGGGCAAGATAATTCTGTTGTTGGCAAACAAGCGTGTTTTGATATTACTACAGGTAATTTTAATTCTGCTTTAGGAAGTAGTACTGTTTCGGGTAATTTTAGTGGTAGTGTTATTTTGGGTTATCAAGCAATAGCAACAGCAAACAATCAATTTGTAGTAGGTAGTGTGGGAACTAACGCAGGTGCAGTAGACACAGCAGCAGTAACTCCTACTAAACGTTGGAAAGTAAAGATTAACGGAGTAGATTATTATATTGCTCTAGAACCAGCTTAATAAATAAAACATAAAAAATAAAAAATACAATTATGACAACTTACAATTGGACAATTACTAATCTCTACACAAAGACTGTAGATGGATTACAAGATTACGTAGTAACAGCTATGTACAATGTTACCGGAGTAGATGGTGAATTTTCTGCATCTCTTGACAACACAGCATCTTTTTCTGTAAAAGAAGGATCTGAATTTATCCCTTATGCTGATTTAACAGAAGAGATTGTTCTTGGATGGATTCAAGAAGAATTGGGTGAGAATGGTATTATCTCTATCACTGCTTGCATTGATGGACAGATTGCCTCTCAGAAGAACCCTCCTGTATCTCCAGAAAACACTCCT